AGCTTTCTCATATTTTAAAAAACAATCTTGATAAGATTGGTCAGTTACCTCCAGAACAACAAAAAGAAATACTTGCTCTTGTAGAAGAGTATGAAAAAGTAAAACAGAGAGAAGAAGCAAGAGATGAGTTTCTTCCTTTCGTTAAACTTATGTGGCCTAGTTTCATTCATGGCAAGCATCATGAAGTAATGGCACAGGCTTTTGAGAGAGTAGCCCGGGGTGATTTAAAAAGATTGATTATCAATATGCCACCCCGTCATACCAAGTCAGAGTTTGCAAGTTATCTTTTTCCTGCATGGTTCTTGGGTAGGTATCCAGAAAAGAAAGTTATACAGACAGCACACACAGCAGAGCTATCAGTTGGCTTTGGTAGAAAGGTTCGTAACCTAATACAAAATCAAGACTTCCAAGATGTATTTCCCGGTATAGAATTATCCACAGACAGTAAAGCGGCAGGTAGATGGAACACAAATAAGCGTGGAGATTACTTTGCTATAGGTGTGGGAGGTGCTGTTACAGGTAAAGGTGCTGATATTCTTATCATTGATGACCCACATTCAGAGCAAGAAGCCACAATGGGTGAATATAATCCTGATGTTTATAACAAAGTTTACGAATGGTACACTTCTGGACCTCGTCAGAGACTGCAACCGGGTGGTGCAATCATACTTGTGATGACTAGATGGTCTAAAAGGGACCTTACAGGTCAGATTGTTAACAAATCTATTGAAAGAGAAGGATCAAATGAGTGGGAAGTTATACAATTACCTGCAATATTGCCTTCAAATAAGACTTTATGGCCTGAATTTTGGAAAAGAGAAGAGCTTGATGCCTTAAAAGCTGAATTACCAGTGGCAAAATGGAACGCACAGTACCAACAGGACCCTACATCAGAGGAAGGCGCTCTAATTAAGAGAGAATGGTGGCAGGAATGGGAGGGAGAAGACCTTCCGGCTTGTGATTCAATCATACAATCGTGGGATACAGCGTTTTTAAAGACACAAAGAGCAGATTATAGTGCATGTACTACTTGGGGTATCTTTTACCACCCTGACGATGACGGAAATGAGCGCCCAAACCTAATTTTAATCGATGCATACAAAGAAAAGTTAGAATTTCCAGAATTAAAACGTGCAGCTTATGATAAATACTGGGAATTTGAGCCAGATCAGATGATTGTTGAGGCAAAAGCTGCAGGATCTCCTTTGATTTTTGAACTTAGAGCTATGGGAATACCAGTAACAGAGTTTACACCGAGCCGTGGACAGGATAAGATAGCTAGGGTAAACAGTGTTACTGATCTATTTGCAAGTGGTGTAGTTTGGTGTCCACCAACAAGATGGGCAGAAGAAGTTGTGGAAGAATGTGCAGCATTTCCTGCAGGTGATCATGATGACTTGGTTGACTCAACCACACAAGCACTGTTAAGATTCAGACAAGGTGGCTGGATAAGGACCACAATGGATGATTGGGATGATGAACCCAAATATAGAAGACCAGTGGAGTATTATTAATGGCTATTCAAACAGAAGAGTATATGGGCAGGAATCAATTAATAGATAGACTATCAGCGCAGGTTGGAGATAGAAAAATAGCTATAAAAATTTTACAAGATCGTGGTATGTTATATCCGGGAACTGAAAATCTCACAAAAAAGGGTATGGAAAGAAATTATATGACTGCAGAAGAAAGAGCTATTGATAGAGCTGTTATACGATCAGGTAAACATAAGTCTGAATATATTTATAATCCTAAAAACAATTGCGCTACTTTAAATAGGAGCATGAAATGGCAGTAGAAAAAATTATGACACCGGGACCTTCATTTAAGGAAATGTCAGAACCTCAACCTGATATTAGCATTGAAGTTGAAAACCCTGATTCTGTATCAGTTGAAACAGAAGATGGAGGAATGATTATTGATTTTACTGGAGACCAAGTTGAAGAGATAATGGGTGGCGAGTTTGATAGAAACCTAGCTGAAGAGATAGAAGAAAACGATTTAAATGAAATAGCCTCAGAACTTATATCAAATTTTAATTCAGACAGACAATCAAGAAGTGAGTGGGCAAAGAGTTATGTTAAAGGACTTGATCTTCTTGGAATGAAAATAGAAGAAAGGCAACAGCCGTGGGCTGGGTCCTCTGGTGTATTCCATCCAATACTTACAGAATCAATAGTCAGATTCCAAGCACAGGCTATGGGAGAAATATATCCTGCCTCTGGTCCAGTAAGAACTAAGATACTTGGCAAGATGTCTGTAGAAAAAACAGAACAGGCTCTTAGAGTTGAGAATGAAATGAATTATCTTTTAACAGAAGAGATGACAGAATATCGTGACGAAACAGAACAGATGTTATTCAAGCTACCATTAGCAGGATCTGCTTTTAAGAAAGTTTATTATGATCCAATTATGGAAAGACCATGTGCAATGTTTGTACCGGCAGAAGATTTTGTCGTTTCATATGGTGCATCTGATCTTATGACATGTGAAAGATACACACATGTAATGAAGAAAACATCGAATGATATTGTAAAACTACAGAATAATGGATTTTATCGTGACATAGAGTTGCCAGATCCAGAGCCTGACATGTCAGATATAAAAGAAAAATATGATGAATTAGATGGAGAAACAGCCACTATTGAAGATGATGACAGACATACTCTCCTTGAGATGCATGTAGATATGGAAATGCCAGAACCGTTTGATGAAGAAGACGGTGTAGCAAGGCCTTATGTAGTTACCATAGATAAATCATCAAGAGAGATATTATCAATAAGAAGGAATTACTACGAAGATGACAAAAAGAAAAAGAAGCGACAATACTTTGTCCACTACAGGTATCTCCCCGGGTTGGGCTTTTACGGTACAGGACTTATACACCTCATCGGGGGACTTGCCAAAAGTGCAACCTCAATCCTCAGACAACTTATCGATGCCGGTACGTTGTCGAATTTGCCTGCTGGTCTTAAAGCTAGGGGTCTTCGTATCAAAGGTGATGATTCGCCTCTCATGCCGGGTGAGTTCCGTGACGTTGATGTCCCGGGTGGTGCCATCCGTGATGCTATTACTTTCATTCCTTACAAAGAACCGTCATCGGTATTGTACCAGTTACTCGGAAACATCGTTGACGAAGGAAGAAGAATAGGATCGGTAGCCGATATACAGGTTGGGGACATTAACGCCCAAGCTCCTGTAGGAACAACACTTGCTCTAATGGAAAGATCCATGAAAGTTATGTCTGGTGTACAGGCTAGACTTCATGCCGCCTTAAAGAATGAGTTAAGATTACTTGCTTCTGTTATCAGAGATTACATGGATGACAAGTATGCATATGAGATGGAAGGTGATTTCTCAAGAACAAAAGACTTTGATAATCGTATAGATGTTATACCAGTATCTGATCCTAATGCAGCAACAATGTCACAAAGAGTTATGCAGTATCAAGCTGCGTTACAACTAGCACAGCAAGCTCCACAACTTTATGATATGGGTAAACTACACAGACAGATGCTTGAGGTTCTAGGTATACAGGATGCAAGCTCAATAATTAAACTGCCAGAAGATATTAAACCTGCAGATCCAGTTACAGAAAACATGGCTATGTTAAAACAAGAGCCAGTAAAAGCGTTTAAGTATCAAGATCATGAGGCACATATAAGAGTTCACTTAGCTGCAGCTAATGATCCAAAGATAAAAGAGATTGTAGGTCAGTCTCCTTTTGCAGGCGCAATACAAGCAGCTTTGGCAGCTCATATAACAGAACATGTAGCATTTCAATACAGAAAAGAGATTGAGAAGAATCTTGGTGTTGCAATGCCTAATGAAGATAAACCGTTACCAGAAGACGCAGAAGAAGAGTTGTCAAGGCTTACCGCAGCAGCAGCGGAAAAGCTATTAAAATCAAACAATGCTGAAGCACAACAAGAAGCAGCAAAAAAGCAGCAACAAGATCCTTTGACTCAAATACAACAGAGAGAGTTGGCAATCAAAGAGCAAGAGCTAGAACATAAAAAACAAATGGACATAGCTAAGTTGGAACTTGATGCTCAGAAAGCGATGATGAATGATAAAAATCAAGGCAAAAGATTGGAGTCTGAAAACAAGAGAGAGGGTGCGAGGCTTGGTGTTGCCCTTACAAAAAGCGCTTCAGACGCTAAAATTCAATCTGAGAAGATTCAAAAAGAGGCTGTTGCAGAAGGCACCAAGATAGCAATAGACTTGGCAAAAGAATTATCAAATGAGTAAAAATGAAACTTTATTTACAGCAATTATTAAAAAAGTACAGGAGGAAATGAATGTTATCTCTGACTATCTTTCATCCGGCAGACCTAATAACTTCGAGGAATATCAAAGACTTGTTGGAAAAATCGAAGGTTTGTCAATTGCAAGAGAATTGTTGCAGGAATCCGAAAAAAGATTTATTGATGATTAGCCCTTCCCAATTAGTCAATAGTTGTGTATATTTAAAATAACGATATTTCAGACATTGAGTCTGCAAGGTTACTGTGAACCTAAATCACTGCAAAAAGGAACAGAGATGTACTCTGCAGAAAAAATAAAACTAGACGAAGATACTACTCGTAAACTACCTGAACCACAGGGTTATAAATTACTAATAGCAATACCAAAGTTAGAAGAAAAAACTAGTGGTGGTGTTATTATTCCAGACAAATTAAAAGGAATGGAGCAAACAGCTTCTATTATAGGATTGGTCATAGCTTTGGGCAAAGCTGCATATAATGATGCAGACAAGTTTCCAGATGGACCATACTGTAAAGAAGGAGATTT